ACCTAAATGTAATAAAATAAAATTGCCTACGCACTGGTTACCAGTATAACTTCCATCGTTCCCATTCATCTCCTACAAAATCATCTTCGACTACATTGTAGTTCTCAAAAATACTTTCTCTATGTTCGTATAGCAAAGCCGCCAACCTTTCTTGACAATCATTTTTAAAAACTTCCACTCTTTTTTGCTCAAGCATTGCTATTGCATCACTCCGTTTTACTGTCATTGTGCTTTCTATTCCCATCGCTCATCCGGTTTGCTTGTATTTTTTTTAACTCTTTTAAAGAATCCCTTTGTTTATCTTCTAATAAACATTCATAATTTAGTTCACTAAAGAACTTTTCTGTGTTTGGGTGTTTCAAGTCAACCGATGCTGATTGGTCGCCAAAATGTTTTTTAAATAATTCTGTACTTGACATTTTCGTTTATTTAATGTGTTGTCATTGATTGCTAAATTTATGATTTTTTAAAAACTTGCGCATATACAGGTGTTATATGCTATTTTGAACAGCCTCCAAATGAAGCAACTCAAAACGAGTTATAATCTCTGATAAGATAATATCAGTATCATCTAATCTTGGCGGAACTGTCATTGTGAAACTTCCACCACCACTTGAGCATAATTTACTCAATGCAGATTGAGCCTTTTCAGCTAATTCTAAGTTTGGAATTGCTTTGATTTGATTTTGAAATTCTTTGTGTGTCATTTGTTATTATTTAAATTGTTAATTCCGAAAGAAAAACAGCATATAACATCGTGTATAAAAAATGGCGGGTTTAGTGCTATTTATAAACATTTGTGCTATATTTAACTGCATTGCCTTCAAGTTAGTTTTGTAGTTTAATTCCGCCACTTCTTATACACGCAAAACGTTAGCGGCAACCCTAAAAGGACTGCAACTCCGACTTGACATCATTCCAAAAATCAACTCCTAAATATGGTTCGACTTGTGAGCAATGATTTATTATTTCTTCAACTGAAGTTATTGCACATCTCACAGCCGAGTTATGTGTCATATATCCAGTTCCAATGCAATTACCATCTTCTGTATCAATGAATGGAAAGTGAATAATTGTGTTTAGGTATTTTTCAACCATTTCACTTGCTTTTTCTTTTGCGTTCATATTGTTTTTATTTTAAATTGTTAATAATTCCGTTAAAAAGCACTGGTGGTAACATCACCTACCCTTAAAAGGGGGGGTCTGCGGTTAATTTTGGGTAGGTGCTTCGATTTCTCCTCCTTCGGGTAGCCGCAAAACGTTATGTGCAAGGCTAAAAACCGTCCAAAATCATAATCTTTTCTAAAGCTGAATTAGCTCTTTCTCCTGGGTCTCCCCATTCATCTTCCAAATCATCATCCCATTTGATAATATCATTCAATGCTTGTTCAGCTACTTTTAATTTAGACTTCGCTAATTCAAGGGCTTGTGTAAGTTCTTCTAAAAGCGGAGAAGCCCGAGCGACATCAAACTTCTTTAACAAATTAACATCCGTCCTAAGTATGTTTATTGCCATATTTAAAACTATTCTTTTCGCCCGTTCATTTACGATTTTTGGCTCTTTATTTTCAATATTGACATAGCCATTATCATTAGCTCGTACAGACGATATGATATTAATACCCACATCCAACCCAACTAATAGGTCTCCCTGTTTGGTATTGCAAATAATAAACAGAGCATCGCCATCAGTCATTTGCTGTTGAAAGTTTTCTACTGCATTGTAGAGATCCAATCTGTAATCCATAATTTATTTCGCTGGTGTTTGCTCTAAGAAGTCGATTTTGGTTTTAATACAATTGAGTTTGTTGTACTCAATTTCGACCTTCAGCGATGTTAGCATTTTCCCTGCTGTGTTGGCTAATTCTTTTGCTTTGTCAAGTGCCATTTTATCGGCTTTGATTTCAGTGTAATTTGTCGCTAATTCGTTTCTCAAATCTGTGATGTTTTTCATAATTTACTTGGAGTTTAATTGTTTAAAATGTGTTAATCTGTGTGTTTTAATTAATAATTGTTGCACTTCTAATAAAATTGGGTATTCTTTAATTGATTCGCTTGCAAAGCCTTTACTGTTAAGTTGTTTCTTTGCGTAAAATTCCGTATTATTAATCATTTGGTACTGACGATATTTTTTACATCCCTCTTTTACCTTTTCTGGATTTGCTAAGCGATATTTTCTCGCCAGTTCTTTGAATTTTTCGGGACTAGCTAGGTAGTATTTCTTCTTTCGTTCTTTTTCTTTTTCTTTTTCTTTTTCAGCATTGTTAAAACGATACACTTTCATGTATTCGTTTCTCTTTGCCTTTTGCTCGGCTTCTGTGAATTTTTTCATTTTCTGAAAATTTAAAAGGCTACTTTTTAAATGTGTAGCTTACAGCTCCATCACCGTGCGATTTAACACCTACTACGTCTATTTGCTCTCCGCTGATAGGGTCAAAAGCCCTAAGCCCTTTCAAGCTCATATCGTAAGCCATATCCAACAATTCCTTCCTATCTGACAGGCTTTTCTTTAGTGCTTCATATTCAGCATCAGTACTATAGTCTAGTAACGTAGTTCCGTTTCTTAATGCAATCTTGCAACCGAATAACTCCTTAGTATTATCACGCTCTATTTTAGCAACCAAAAGAGGCTTTATTTTCTTTCTTGTAAGATCGATCACCTCCGACATTGCTTTTAACTGCATATCAGTTTCTAGTACATCTACGTGTCCTTCTGCAACCTCTAAAAATAAATCGTCTGCTTTGTTTTCGAAAAACGATTTCGTTAAGTCTTTGCTATTTACTAGCGCAATGTCTTTAAAGCTCATATTGGTAAGTCTTGTTTTCTAGGTTCAAAATCATTAATAGTTACTGAGTGCGTTTCTCCATATTTACCGACCTCTTTTCGTTCATTTATTTCTAAATTTATGTAGCCGTTTTTCTCATTCTTTTGAATTTCAGCTATAAGGGTTTCTACTTTTGCATAAAGAGAAAGTCCAAATTTAGATTTTTTAACTTTTAGAGAATTAAAATAATTTGCCATGTTGATTGATTAATTGATTACGTTGATTTATACTTTGTTTGCTTGGAACTCTTCGTGTGCGATAATGTCAATATATCTTTGAATAACTATTTTGGCATTGGCAGAGCTATTTAGATTTAAAAGCCATTCATTGCCCTTTTTTACGTTTACATCTGACATTAAAGGGTGCGAAAGGAGCTTTATTATCTCGTTTCTTTCTTCCTCTGTCATAAATCCGCTCATTGGAACTGCTTCTTTATTGGCCGGCTTTGTCTGTTCAGGCTTTGTCTGTTCAGGTTTTGGCTTAATATTGTCATTATCTGGATCTTGTTGAGTTTCGTCTATCAAAAACAAACCATTTAGAGCATACTTCCTCGCGTAAGAAGATGCCGCTCCAGTACACTGCTCTAGGCTCATGCCTTTATGTTCTTGCATTTCAGCAAATCCGCTATTTGTAAAAACAACCCCTTCTATATTTAGTGATGTGGTTGCTTTTAAGAACAAACGAGTACCTACTATTTCGATTGTGTCGGTTATTATTAGGCTTGCTTTGTGTTTTAAAAGTATGGGCTTTGCAGCCTCTAAGATGTCCTCGCATGACCTGTATTTGTATTTCCCGAACGAGTTAAAATTCCCTTTGGGCACTTTTATCTCGTTTTGTATTTTGATTAGCGTTTCCATGTTGTTGATTGGTTAAATGTTATGCAAATATAGTTATTAAAATCTTAATATCCTAAACTATTTCATAAATTATTAAATTCCCTTCGTTAAAATGTTTGTCAAAAAATGATGTAATACACTCGGCGTAGCACATATATTGAGCATCAATATTTTGTAAATCGGCTATTGTTTTCTCCCTGTGTGACTTTCTGTGGCACATTTCTATATAAATCTTTTGATTTCTTGAAAACATTTCCTCTTTTTCTTCTAGTGTCAATGAAATAAATTTATCCTTCTCTAGTCTTTCAAACAATGCCTTTGAGACATCAATTTTACCGTTTTGAATGTAATTTTGATAAATTGAATTAACCGCATTTTTTACCAATTCAAGCTTTTGGTCGGCGCTTAATTCGATTTCCTTAGGCTTTTGAGATTCATAATATGCACCCATGATGGTATGAAATTTGGTTTTTCGATACACATTCAGCATTGCAAAAAAATCTTGCTGCTTGAAGGTCACCCACACAAAACCTTCCAACTCGCCCAACAAACTGAGATCGACCGCATGCGAAATCATTTTTAGTGTCAAATGCGAATAGTGCTCTTGAAAGAGAGGCAAAAAAAGCGTCCAAAGCTCGACAAAGCCATTCAAATCATATACCCTTTGCCCTAGTGCTAGCTGAATGCGTAATGATAATTGCGCTAGGTGCATTTTAAGTGCGTCTGACTGCATTATATACACCCTTGGGCTATCAACTATTGCCAAAGCTATTTCAGTTTGATTTTGGGCTGTTTCTGCGTGTTTGTGTAATTCTAAGTTTTGCATCGCTAAAATTTTTATAAAATCATTTTAATTAAATCCGGATTAACCCCTACTCCTTTACCCTCTGAAATGTCCTGAACGGTCAAATAAACGTATTCTGGAGTTGTTTCAGCTTCTTTCCAGACCTCCCAATTGCGAGTAATTGTTACGTTTTTTGCACCTTGAATCGTTTCTGCCCTAGCCCAGCAAATCGCTAATCCATTTTTTACGCAGACTAAAACACGTGGCACATAATCATCTGTGTTATGACCCTTAACCATAACCACTCTTTCGGTTTCTTTAAAAGGCGAAGTTTTAAAAAGGGAAGGGAGTTTGTCTTCATTACCCTCTATTCCTTCTATTGTAAAATAAAAACGAAAACCGCGCTCATCTTTACATTCAATTGGGTAATCATCTCCTTTAAGATTTGATATTATATCAAACTGTATTTCGCCATATATTGTAGAAAAAAGCTTTTCTCCTACTTTTAATTCTGAAATTACTATGTCTGTTTTCATTTTTTTTGATTGGTTAAATGTTTTACAAATCTATCTATTATAATCTTAATATCCTAAACTATTTTAATAAATCATTTCGGGATTGTTTTTTGCATAGTCGAGTAAACTGCTTTTTGCAAAATCAAGCGGGCTTTCTCTAATCGGCTTTGCGAATTGAACATTTTTTGGCTTATCATTATTTTTCCAAGTCACTAGCCTTTTTGAGATTTCAAAGAATTTTTCATCTTCAAATTTCATTTTTGTGGCTGAAGAATTTTTTTGAGACCAGTAATTAAAAAAAGCACGAATCATATCCTTATCATATTTAGAAATGTAGTGTGTTAAATTTTTGTAAAAAATTTGCTCTCTTTCTTCAATACTAATAGTTGATTTAATATTATCTTTTATTCTTTTCTTTTCTTCTCTATTCTCTTCTATTCTTCTCTCTTCTATTCTCTTCTCTTCTATTCTCTTCTCTTCTATATTGCTAGGTTTCGCTACAGTTTCGCTTAGCGGTAGCTTAGCGGTCGCTACAATTTCGCTAGAAAATTGCTTAGCGGTCGCTTTTGCAATACCGCCCTTAGAGCCGTTTAAGGCGTTGTTTTTAGACATTTGAAATCTTTCTTCTATTTGCTTATCAAGAAAATTAATTATTATTTTATCGTCTTTGACTTTAATTATGTTGCATTCTATCAACTCTGTAAAACATAATTCTTTGCAATCTTTGAACTTTCTTTTGCAGTTTGTAAGATAAAGTTCCCCGTTTTTAGACCAATAAAAGGCACAAAGATTTACAAATAATCCTTGCGTTTCATAACTTAAAGAAGTAATATCTCCCGTTATCCATGCATTACAATAAAACTTAAAATATGGTAGCTCTTTCATGTTGCTTCGTTTGCTTTATTTTTAAAGTATTGATTTTCAGTTAGTTATAAAACCAAGAAAACTTGGTTTTATAAATGTGGCAAAACCCACTTTCATAACTAGCTGATTTATAGGGAAATAGTAACAATACTTATTTACAGTTTTCTTTTAAATCTTTTATCTCTTGCTCATAATACCTCATATCTTCGCGAATTAGTTTTTTTATGCCCTCATTTATATGGTCCTTGCTGGCAAGTTCTTTTAGCATTGCAATTTTCTCATTAATTTCTGCTTTTAGCAGTTCGATTTCTTGATTTTCCTTCATTTTTTTTATTTAGTTTACGTTTAAAATTCATTAAATTAACTCTAAAGAGGATGTAAATTCGCTCTTGTTCAGCACTATTACTAGAAAGTAATAACGCTTCATAGCATTGCTTTGCACTTGCAAAAGGGGCGTTTAAGATATTCATTTTTTTGAATTGCGGATTGCAATTATAAAAACGGCACTTTGTAAATCATGAACTCCTTATGCGTGATTGGGAACGGTTTAATTTTCAATGAATGGTACGGAAATTGTTTAGCCTCACACATTTTTTTGAAGTTCCCGAAGCATTCTAATTCCCCCGAATTCCGGGGAATTAGAACTATTATATTTTGGCGGTTCATATTATTTTTTAGCTATTAAATCATATATTGCCTTTGGAGCTGTATGCCTTCTTTTAAAGAGTTTTTCACCATTCTCTGACAAAGTGAATTCACCCTGATTGTTAATTTGATGATAGTTAGACCCAATGATTTGCAAAGCTTTATTGTCTATTAATGCTTTTGCGTCTTTCCAGTTAATTCCTTTATATTTTTCCATTTTGTTTAGTTTTGTTATAATTAAATTTTTTCCCAGTCTTTAGTCATCATGTTATATCTTTCGTCTTCATGAGCTTTAGCCATCATAGAAGCTAATTTGCTTTCTTTTCTAGGTTTGAACATTTCGTAAATAACATCTTGAAAATATTCTTTAAACTCATTTAAATAAACTTCAATATCAGAAGATGAAACAACATCAATATTTTCAACCATGTCTTGCATTGCTTTTTTAACATACTCAGCTCCAAAGTTTTCAGTAATAAAACTAATTATCTCTGCTTTGTTGTCTTTTAATATTTGAATTGTCATGTCTTTAGTGTTTTTAAATTCAGCTTCGTTGCTGAATTGTGTTATAAAGATACGACCTTTATTTATATATGCAATCTTTTATTTATAATTATTTTCAAAATGCTTATATTTAGAATAATTATAAATAACTGCTACCAACAACGCCTACCAAAAAGGCGGGGGTTTATTCTTCTTTTGAAAGTTCACCGTTTAAATTATCCATTTTGTTTATATTGTGACGTAATGCTTTCTATAGCACACATGATGCCGATTGAAAAAGAATTTACTATACGCATTACCACATATTCATCATGCAGCACCCTTCTGTAGCTCATTAAGGCCATGTAAAGTTGATCCGATGTAGCAATGAATGCATCAATTTCAAACTCAGGCATATAATATAGCTGCTTGCGAATCATTCCCTTACTGTTGGTAGTTGTTAGTTGTATTAATAGCAACTCCCTAGAGGTGCCTTTGTAATACGTTTTGATAATATCTGCTTTTTGCGTTGTCATTAGATGGTTTTTTTGTTGATAAAATTATAAGTTTTTGCTGATTAAGTAGTCTCTGTATGCTTCGTAAGAAATAATATCCTCTTTCCATGTGTCTGTTGTCATTATTGGCAGCTCTTTGTGCCCTATTTGCCCCAAGGTTGGAATTTCAAAACGGAATAAATGGCTAATTTTTTGCAAATTACACAAAAAATCTTCAACTTCTCCCCTCCTAAGGTCATCAATAGCTCCCTCAAAAAGTTCAAGTTCATGCGAGGTTATGCCATAGCCAAACTTGCCCTCTCTAGAGTATATTTCACTGTCATAAAATGATTCTTTCATCAATTCACATAGCGTATTTGTCGCAGCACAACCAAAGCAAATGCCTTTTTCGCTGTACCCAAAACTTGTCATGTCTATCGTTACCCACTCTCTTTTCAATCCCTTAATCATTGTATCTACAATATCAGATACACTTTTTAGGCTTTTAAATCTTTTATTCATTGCTTTTTTTTGGTTAAATTGTTAATTGATATGCAAATCTATCTATTACAATTTTAATATCCTAATTTATTTTGAAAATAATTTTATTATTCAAAATGTTTGCCTATCTTTGTGCTATGGGAAAAGAGAAAAAAATAGATGGTCGAAAAAACAATGGCGGCAAACGACTAAACGCTGGCGCAAAAAAAGCACTTATACCCGTAATGCCAATTCAGTTTTATGCCCCGGTATGTACCGTTACAAAAAACGGAGGTATAAAAAATTGCAGAAACCTCTGTAAGGAGTTTTTAGAAAAGCATGAACTGTTCTGAAATTCACAATAGTTGCAAATTAACACTTTAATCAATTAAAATTATGATAAAACTAGAACTTGATTCAGAACAACTAGACCCTTCTCAAATATTAAACAACATTACGAGCTTGATGTGTGAAGGATATTTAAAACACTTAGAAGGTCTTCTAACCGAAGGGTTGATAAGAAAAGGATTTGAATTTAAAACAAAAATTGAACTTGAATCCTTTGTGAAGGAAAATTGCAGATGTGAAGTAAACACACTAGCTACTGCAGACGAATGTGTTTATTATGTAAATGATATACCCTTCTTTTGTTACTTCTACGACACAAACATAGTCGCGCCCATTAATTTTGAGCCTAGCACAATGACTGTAAAATTCGGCTCTTACTCTTTCTTATAATCTTTAACTTTACCCAATGACTACATGATCTTTGCTTTACCGCCAATTGTTAACACTGAAACCTGGCATAATTCAGAAGCTTTGTCTATTTATTTGTGTGCCGAAGCATACATAATAAACCAAAACCCGCTTGCCTCGAGAAGACAAATAGGGCTATTAATCGAGCAATATATTTCCAATTTATTTGGCTTATAATGAAAATTAAAAGAGACGATCCAGAACACAGATTACAAGTTGCTTTTTTTCAATACCTAAATATTGCGTACCCTGAAGTGAATGAACATGCATTTGCTATCCCAAACGGTGGTGCTAGAAATAAAACTGTAGCCACAAAACTGAAAGCTGAAGGGGTAAAAAAAGGCATTCCAGATATTTTTATTGCTATTCCATTTAATGACTTTCATGGGCTTTTCATTGAGCTAAAAATCAAGCCCAACGGGCCTACAGCCGAGCAAAAAGATTGGATTGCAAAACTAAAAGCACAAGGTTACGATTGCCATGTGTGCTACACTTTAGATGAGGCGATTGATTGCGTAAAAGCTTATTTTAAAGCATAAAAAAACCTCAAAAATTGAGGCTTCTTTAATTTACCCATTTTAACTAAACAATCTAACCGTAGCTATAAGTATTATTTTGGGTTATTTGTTTTAATTGAAGATAAAGTTTCTAGCAGTTGAGGCACAGTTATTAGCCCTACGCATAGCAAAACAAACAACTGCCAAGAATATAAAGTACTTAAATACGTAGATATTTCTGCGTTTTTAAAAGTAAGTAATACGGCCGTTACTAATGCGACCAACCCTGCTATTTTTCGCCAAGAAAAACCTGCAATTTCTTCTCCATTCAAAACAAAGCTATTATTAGTAAATGTGGCCAAAACCATCAGCCAAAGCCATTTCAGTGATTTCTAATAATTCAGCATAAAAGTTAATTTCATTTTTAAAATATAGATGGGCTTCGGCATTTCTCCTTCTAAACAACCCTTTAGATTTTTTAAATTCCCCTTCAATTTTAATTTTGTCAAAAAGCAAAAAAGCACCCCAAATCTTAGGGTCTTTTGGGTTTATGTTTATCAATTCCAGAAGTGTAGAAGTTCGAAACTGAGTTGTTCCTGCGTTATACATAAAAGCCATTATGGCATCAAATTGATGCTGCTCTAAATCGTACTTGATTAATTTTTTAGCTACTATTTCGTCCTTCCCAACATGGATTAACGCTAAATTATATGCCATTTCTTTGCTTATTGCAGGGTCATTCTTTGTGACCTTTTTCCCACTTGGATAAATTGTAGTTCCTAGCCCAATTGTCCAGATGCCTTTTTCGTCTTGATATGGCTTCAGCACCAACCCCTCAAATCCTTCTATTAACTTAATGCAGTTTGCAGATGCTTTCATAATGTCAAATCGGCTAGCTTATCTCTTAATAATTCTTTGTTGTTTTTTTTATTTCTGTTTAATTGTAAGTAATAAATGGCCATCCCTACAAATACTAGCGACAACACCCTGCCTAGTAACTCTAGCCAAAGATTTAAGTAGTTTATATCTGCCTCTAAAATCGGAAAGTATGCAAGTACCCAAGCAAAATCTAGCCAAGCTAACACCGTGCCTATAAAGCCAATGCTTAATGATTTTACTGTTGATAAAAGGTGGTTCATTTGTAATTTATTTTAGCCGTATCTGTTAATAATTCTGAGTGGTAACGAGCAATCGTATCGCCAAATCTAACCTTGCTTTTTTGCCTATTCGTAAAGTTAAACTCTAAACTTCTGTTAATTGGATTGTAATGATTGCCTTTAAAATCTATCGTGTCGTGGATCGGAAATAAGTCTTTGATGTCATTCTCTATTTTCTTTAGCTTATACTCGTGGGTTTTGTTCAAACTATCAACTATGTCTTTAACAGCTGACTTGTGAGTTTTCTTTAAATATTCCAAATTAGCTATTTGAATATCTAATGCCTCATTGTGTTTTATTTCTAATTCTTCAATGTTCGTTATAAGCCCTTCATTATGTGTTATTAATGATTTTACGTTGTCTTTTAGCTCTGTTTTTTCTACATGTGTCAAGGAGACAGAACCGATAGTTGCGCCTATTAATAAGACCTGCGATATTGTTTTTGCGAAACTAATTAGATTCATTGCCATAATTTTTTAGCCGTTTTACTCCTATTTTCTTTAACAATTTAAACCATTTATCTATTAAATCAGGTAGCTTCCACGCCAACCAACTCAATAGAGATGCTGCCTGAATCCATACACCGTATTTTGCGTTTATCGCTTTTATTAATTCGAAATATTCCATTCATTGGGTCTTAATTATTTTGTGTTCATTTTTTTAAATTGTTGCTTCTAAACAGTGATTTTTACCAAATCCGAAATCGATTAATTGTCGAATTTTGTCTCCAAATTTTGTCAGCGATTGCATCTTTTGATTTTCTCCAAAAGCTTTTGAAAGCGTATCGCCTCTTTTCCCAAAAGCATAATAAAATTCAGATTTAATGATTATAGCGTTCAAAAGAGATCCTAGGCAGACGTTCCCGAAAAGGTCGATTATGATTGCCATATCTTCATTTATTCTGCCAATTCTTTTGAATCTAAAAATAAGCGTAAACACATAGGATAGCGGGCAAAGAATTACCAATAAAACGATAGCGATAATTAATAGTAGTGTTCCTTTCATGCGAATATTCTTCTAAGTAAGTTTTCAAATGCATCAAACAATGTCATTTTGAAAGGATTAGGATAAACTCCTTTGCCTATGCAGTTTAGGAAAAATTGATATTCAGAAACACAACCTATCGTATCGCCATTTTTTACAAGTGTTCCAAAATTGGCATCTAATGTGTCATAAATAAATACATTAGTATTTGAAAGATTGTATGTTTCAACCTTGTCAAATTTCCACGCACCAGACTTGGTTTCGATAAATGTTTTAATGTCAAGGCTATAAACTAATTGAGAAATGCAGAACCTGCCATCGTCTACCATTGCTCTAAAATTATCTCCATTTAGTGTAAATTCTACACCAACGTTTATTACTTCAATATCATTTTTGATGTAATCAGCATAAACAGCAGTATTGTCTAATACGTTACCAGAAGTTATTTTTTGTGTGTTGTTATTAATATCTAAGAATATTGTTTTCATATTTTATTTTTTATTTTTTAAAATTCTATAGCACGGCTTAACATTCTTTCAAATGTTTGTTGAATTTGAAATCTTTTAGTTTCTTCGGTTAATGTATACCCCTCTGAAATCTGAAACATTGTATATCTAGCATCTGAAAACAAAATTGGTGTGCCAATATTCCTACGACACCCCAAAAAAATACTTTCTGTTGGCAATGTTCCTTGATTGATAATAGATGTACTAATCGCCTCTCTTACTCCATTTAAATATACACTTATACTTGACGATGACAATTTACTTCCGCTACAAAAACCTAAATAACTCGGCGAACTAAATTTAGTAGCCATGTCGCTTAAATTAACGCCACTATATGATTGAAATGCTAAAACATTGTTTGATGTGTCAAAGCCAGCAGTTAGTTGTATAGTACTTGATACTGCAGCACTATTACCCATATCAGCCTTTGCAGACGATGTTAGATTAAAAACAGACTTATAAAACGATAAGCCTACGTTGTTTAGCAACAAACTTGTTGATGGCATTAGCATTGTATCCCAATAACTAGATGTACCATTGCCTGCATATCCATTTGCTGTACACATCGCACCAGTAACATTTACCGATGTAAGCTTGAAAGAACTTGACCACAAATTATGTCTAAAATTAGTAATACTTTGAGCGTTTCCGCTACCTCCAACAAAAGGATAATGTGCCAAATTTTTAGCTTTATCAAATAGATTTTCACTTTTATAACTTGCTACTAAAGTATGAAGTGCGACAAAATCATTTGTAGTCAAAACTCCACCATCTGTATAAAATCTATTTGCAAACTCTAGTACTACATTGTCTAGTCTTAGCCCTGCTTTGCCATTAAAATCGCTTAATTTATTGTTTATAATTATCATACCTGTACCATGTATTTTAAAGTAGAAGTATCGGTTGTAACCGTTGTGCCTGTACTATTTACTGCTGTAATTGTCAAAGTATTTGTAGTACAAACTAAAGTATATCCTACTCCTAACGTTCCTCCGACTGTTGTAATTGTTACTCCTAAAGCCAAGCTAGTTGCGCTCGCAAGTCCAGTTATTGTAACAGTGGCAACACCTGCCACTAATGCAACCGAACCAGTGATTAAACTTTGAAATGCTATTGTAGAAATATTACCCGTTGCATCTGTCTGTATACCTCTTGTCCCAGTGCCTACTAAATCGGGATTATCGGTAATAAATAAGAAATTTCGATATGCTGTTTTAAAGAAACTAAGCACACCATTTAGATTCTTAAAATCTCCATTAACTTGTCCACTTGTAATGTCAGTAGCCGAATTTGGAATTGCAAAAGGGCTTCTTGTACTGCTTTGTCCATTAAATATTCCTCTCTCACTAAAAGTAATAATATTGGTAAATGTTTGTATTTTAGTTTTTGCATCTGTCCACCACGCTGCAAGATTACCACTTGTAACAACTCGTGTTGGATTTGTATTAGAAATAATATTGGCATCTGTATCAAGTTGCACAGTACCAAGTGCGGATGTTGTTGCAGCTGCTACACTTCCACCTCCACCACCACCACCACCAACAATTTGAAAATTAGTTCCATCAAACGCTACACAAAGAATTTGATTTGCTAAAATATCTCCTGTCACTAAGGCTACGTTGCTGCTTTTTACGATTGCGATAGCTCCTAAACTATTGAGGTTTAAAGTTGCTGCACCTGAATTAGCATTCGTAAATCTGACAAAAAACCTGTGAGTATTCACATAAGCCGTTATTGCTGGTGAAATTGTAGCTGTATAGGTGTTAGTTCCTGATGCGGTTGCACTAAGTTTCGCACCGCTTTGCCCTAGGTACTTAGAAGTTTCTAAACTCAAAGGCGTTGCTCCTTTTGCATTTTCAGTTCCTGTGTTGGTTTCTGCCACACTTGCAGCCACAAAGCCAGTTACTGTTAAATCTCCGCTTCCTAGTATTGAGCTGCTATTAATCGTTTTAATGTTTGTCGCACTTACTAAAGTGGCTTGCAAACCGCCTAAATCTTGATCTCCAGTATTGCTACCTGAAAGTGTTGTTATGCCTAAAAGTGTTCTAATTCTGGCACCCGTAAAATATGCTAAAATTGCAGCCCAAACGGGAAACTTTGTAGTGCTTGCAGAATCTAAAACATCGTTTGATTTGTTGGATGAATCTTCTTTAAGTGCTATTGCCACCCCTTGCGCCGTGCTCACGGGCTTGCCTAAGTCGCTTGTATTGTCTGCGTTTCCTAACGCAACATCTGCCTTGGTTACAATCGACAAATCCCAATCGGCTGCATTAAACGCTCCCGTTGTGCCTTTGTTTGCCCTGTAAGTTTTGCCTAACTGAAAGCACCCCTCCCCTGCCAAATACACCCTGTTTGTCACATAATCTTTTAGCCCACCCCCTAGCAATGCAGCATCGGTAGTCTTGTTGACAGAACTTTGCGCAATATCGATAAGGGCTGCTTGTAGTTGCGCACCCGAAACAGATTTATTGGAGTTCTGAAAAACTTTCGCCGTTATTGATGCTGTTAAGTCTATTAAGCTATATACTGCCATTTTTAATTGTCAAAAGAATCGCCAAATGAATCGTCAAAACTAGCCCCTGCGATTGTCTTTGGCTGCGATGTATTAATAATATATTTTGTTTTTCGGAGTTCGTTCGAAAAAGGAACAAACAATACCTTTTCTGTATCGAAATTTAGAACCTGTTGACTTCTTAAATTGTCATTTATGCTAATAAAATTTTTACGTGCTAGTTCAATTATTGAGTCTAAAGTGTACCCAACTTGCAAAGCAACATCGAATAAGCTCTGTCCGTCGCTCACAATATGAGTAGTTATTGTCTTGCTTTTCGTTTGCTTTACAAGTGGAGATTCTTTCTGAAATACCAAAGCTTCATCAAACTTCAATGTTAACGCTTTGCCTTTTAAGTCAAAATCTAGCCCATCGATTTTATTGTCTATAAGTAACTGTATGGCATTTTCAACAGTGCCATAAGTAGCTAGTGCCACATCAAAAATATTATCTCCTTCGGGTACTCTGTAATTATCCATCGCTTCGTTCACCAAAAATCAAATACTCGCCCGTCTCTAGCTGTTCAGCAACCAAATTATTAACATACCCATCGGCTGCCAATTGGTTTAATGCCTCACTTTGCAAGCCTCCAAAATCACGCCCATTTAGGTACCTAATTGCACCTACTCCAACACTAGGAAACTCTTTCCAGTGTCCTAAAGAACTTTCCACAATGTCCTGTATGTGCTGCAAATCAGATTCACCCGTTGCGAAATCTCCGTTCACAATAACCAAATCACCATCCCAAAGTAAGTCTTTTGCTTTCATATTCCGTGTTTTATTTTAGTGTTTTCCATGTCTTCAAAATTGATAATAGCAGTTAACATTGCTGTGTCAAATGCTGTCGCTCCCACCGTTCCGCTTGCCGCTGTGCTGACTCCTACAGCATTAATGCCTGTTGATATAGCTGCTTTTAATGTGTCTAAATAGCTTTTTATACTGTCAAGATTTGCTTGTATTTTGTTTAAAATTGGTATTCCATCAAAACTCCCATCGTTTAGTACTATATCCCCGTTCTTGTCAAGTTGTATAATCGTATCATTATTGTTTATCAAAAACTTATCCTTATCCATTTCGAAATGATTCTTATCAATGTCACATACTAGGCTTTCAACTTCCTCAATCAGAATTACCAATTTCAAAAACGAGGTAAACATGATCAAAACAGTTGAATCAACCGCTGGGTAAATACTAAACGAATCGTTTGCCTCAGCGCTTAGCATCACATTTACAAACTCTGTTTTGTCTTCATTTATCGCTTCACAATCAATTGTTTTGTTTACCTTATCCACTAACGTAACAGTACAAAATGCAAACGAAGGTGTTTCGCGCGCCTTTGGGTCTACCAATTGCCTTACAAAATCCCGAATATTCCTATTAGTATATTTTTGAGTCTCCATCAGCTATTTTAATGTGTAAAGAAATATTTTGCCTATATCCACCCGTTCCAAATTCGTAATCAACCGATTTTACTAGATAGATTCCGTTTAAATCTTTTAGCTGCTTATTTTGTAGCTCGATAGCCATTCCCCACTTAACCAAAGGCAAACCAAAGGTCAAAAATGAGCCTTTAAATCCTTCGTAATATAGCTTATTTAGTTCTGCGTTCGCAATTTCTTTTAGTTCCGATTCGCTTGTAATGCCTACCTTATTAATAGTTCTGGTTTCTCCTTCTAAATCTCCGACCGTTACTGTAAGTATTTCTTTTTTGGTTCGCTTACTTCCATCCGCATTGGTTTTACTGGTTTCTACAATATTAGTAGATTTTGCAATTACCTTAATTCTTACGTCCTTGGTTGATTGCCACTCCAGATTATCAGAAATGATATTTTGCTGAAAAGCGAAAACCAAGGGAGTTTTTGAGCGGTTCCCAAAACGAAAATCTGGATAATAAACAAAGCCAGTTCCGTATAATATTGAGCTTCCATCGTTTAGAAATCTAAAGAAAGTTTCAATCTTGTAAGTATCTCTAATTTCTTGCAAAACTTCTGCAAGCGTAATCGCTCCGTTACTTGTGTCGATTACAAAATCACCTAACTTTGCATCGATAACAGATTTAGAAATTTGATATTTATCTCCGATTTGGTCAAGCAATAATGTCCTTAAAGTAACGTTTTTATACGTCTTTTTTTTTGCTAAGGTTTGCTGCATAATATACATTTCATCCATTAATGAAAATCGTACTTGTTCTTTAACCTCAATAGCGGTTATGTACCCAATAAACACGGTTTCGATTTGTTTTTTTTCGCCTTGCTCTGTCAAATAAATGTACCCTAATTCAACTTTTATTTTATCGCCTCTCACAAAAAAGGGGTTTGTATTCGCATTTGAAACTAGGCTTTTACCATCGAAATAAACCTTTCCTTGCGTATCAGAATCCAAAACTGGCACTTTTAAGGGTATTATTAATTCCCCTGTATCTGCCATATTTTGCCATGTAGAAGTCGCTTTAAAATTTATGCAATGCGAAAAAACAAAGACTTTATTCCGATTTGGGAAAGCTTTGTTAGGTACTTGCGTAATTGTAAACTTTGATATAGGTCGCAACATTTAGAACAAATTTAAAGGAGGATCGCTATATGCCTGAATAGTAAATGCTTGTTCGCTAAACGAGCCTGCTGTTTGAGGCTTATCGATATATTTAATCACAATATAAAAGACACCTTCTTGCGCTAATACCCATGATTCCACCTCAATTGCCTGCGGTACATTACTCAGTTTAATCAATTTTTGCACATCGCTACGCGGGTACTTATTAATGCCTGTGCTTACGATTTTACCCGTAATTGTTATGGCAGTATCACCGCTCGAAATATACTCTTTAACCGTGTATTCTTTGCCTTTTATGGCAGTCCGCACAATATCCTTTTGATTTGCAACGTCAATCAAAACTGTATCAATTCTTAAAGGGAAATAGGTAACTTGTTCGCCTGTTTCAGCGTCTAAATAACTCCCGCCCTTGAATAGAATATTACTATAAACCCTTGTTCCTAGTGCAGATCGTAGACTTAATTCATCAATATTCGAATTGTCTAATTGTTGCGATTTTTGTGGCAATACGATATTATTCGCCCTGTTTCTTCCGACGACAATTTGCGGGAGATAGATTAGTTGTTTTGCCTGCCCAACAGCAACCCCGACACCGACTAGTGCAGCACTTTCTGTATTTATATTTTTCGCTGAACCGACTGGATCAGTCGCCACATTTATTATCGTTTCTGCCATTTTCTTATGAATTTACCCCCGCAATTCTTTGACTATCATTAACCGCACTCATTAGCACGCTGCCCACCATGTTACGTATTTGCTCAAATGTCAAGTTGTTTAAACTTTCTGTTTTGATGTTAAAATCTTTGACTACCGAACCAATATTTGTATAGAAGTTTTGAGGGGCAGCAGCTACTATTTTAGTTCCCGTTCCCATGCCTCCACTACCACTATTTTTTGCTAAGCTTTTACCTAGCATTTTATCAAGCTGGGACTGAAAGTCATTGATTTTGCCTTTTATTTCGCCTCTCTTTTTTTCATCTGTTTCGTTTTTGAATTGCGTTTTTAAGTCTTTTATTACCGCTTCAAGCTCTCCTACAGAGTCAATTTTGTTTTCTTTCTGTGCCAATAAAACGGCTTTTTGTGCGTTTTCTGGTGTGTTTTTGCTTTCTTTGTCTGCTTTTTCTTTTCGAAAGTCATCAACACCGCCCGTATATCCAACTTCGAAAGACTTAGTTAGGTCAATACCCTTCATTTTACTGAAATCGCGTGTGGTAACCGCTTCAAAAAATGCACCTATTGAGCTGCCGACCGACTTAATAACATCCCAAACGCCCAAAACAACACCCCTAAATCCTTCGAATTTATTCCATGCAATTACGACACCTGCAACTAAAATGGCAATTCCTCCCGCTATTGCTACCGCTGGGTTAATGCTCATTGCTAAGTTCAATCCAACTTGTGCCATGGTCGCTTGCCCTGTAGCGACTGAATAAATTTTTTGTGCTAGTGATAGCCCTGCAATTGCGCCAGTTTGTAAAAAACTTGCCGTAGTAATACCTTTTGTTATTGCTAAATTTGCTGCACTAATAAAAGTAGAGGCTGCCAAAACACCATTGTAAACTAGCATTATACCTGTATATGTTGCATATCCGATGGCAAGCCCTTTAATTTCAGCGCTATATTCTCGCAAAAAACTAACTGTTCCCTCGACTGTTTCCGCGAAACTATTTAAGGCTGGCATAACCAAATCAAGCCCTTTTACTATCATTCCGCCGATGCTTTCCTGCACCTCATCCATCCTTTTTTGAAACATAATTAAGCCAGAACCTTCAGCTTCTGATGCAGCCTTTGCAGCCCCTCCAAATTCGGTTTGCAGCTCTTTTAGCATTATAGCTTGTGCACCTATTACATCACCGCTGGCTACTAATGTTTTAATTGTTTTTTGTTGCTCTTCAGTAAATTTAACACCCACTCTAGTCAGTGCACTTAGACCTTCCGCTGGGTTGCTCAATGCTTTGCCAATCAAAATCGATGCACCTTGCAAATCACCACCCATTTTGGCACTCATGTCAAGGGCTGCTTGTGTGGTTTCCTTAAAATTTGCTTTTGTTATTCCTGTAAATGTCAGTAATTGAGCTTGTGCATTTTTGATTTTGTCATCGTCTAACAAACTAACTTGTGCGAACTCTTCGGCTTGTTTAGTTAGTTCCTCAAAAGTCATTCCTGCTATGCCTCCCGTACTTTCTATACCTGCTTTTAGTTGTGCATTCGCTTGACCTGCTGTTTGAAACGCTGCGACCGCACCTTTGCCATAGTTGATAATTGCCATTGCGCCAAAAGCCAAACCTAACCCTTTTACGGCATTTGTCAATGTGCTTGTTGAAAGATTTAAACCTTTCATTTTCCCATCCAACTGACCGGCCGATGCATTAGCACTACCCATGCCTTTTGCAAAATCAGCATCCTTTAGATTGATATGATATTCTACATTTTCTGCCATTACTCAAACGTCATTTTGTTGGTTTCTTCTAACATAAATTTAAGTTGTCCTATTGCCTCATGCCATTCGTCATCTGTCAAACTTTTTGGATTTACCTTAAAATAAAAACGGATTCGCGCATCCCAAATCTGCCCGAACCCGCTCTCGTTAGTAATCTTGTATTTAGCTATTTTTTTTTTATTTCAAGGGCTTGCATTTCGCCATACAGCGTAATAATGTTTGATGAAACTTTTACAGCACCATAATACAGCGCATCATATTCAGCTTTTTTCTCAAAAGGCACTTGTTCTTGGCTAATTCTGGGGTCGCTTTCGTCTTTCAAAAAGCACAATTCCATTAGTAATTGATTAGCCTTTGCGATGTTTTGCCCTTGGTATGCAGAAATTATTGTTAAGCCTACATTTCTATCTGGAGCTTTAAAAAACAAATCAACTGGATTCATATCTTTATCTACAATCTGAAATGCATAAACCAAACAATTCAAATCTTCTTGAATTTCAAGCCTTTTTTTTTCAAGCTTTTCAGAGGCTTCTTTTTTCTTTATCTCTAAATTTTCGTGTGTTATTTCCATGTTTATCTATAGTCTATGCCTGATATAATTAAAGGAATGTCGACAACTAGTTTTGTATCTCCAACCGTTGCACTAAATGGGTCTTCTAGAAATTCAGCATTCTTCAGCGTGATAATCACAGGAATGCCATTAGTCGAAACTAGTAACAATTTAATGTTCTGAGGTGCAATTTGAAGTAAGGAGCCATTAGGAGCCGCTGCTCTAATTGGCCTTAACTCGTCCAAAAACAAGCCTTTAATTGAGCAATCGTAGGTAATTAGCCCACGTCCACGACTTACTGCCTCGTTCCCAGCGCCTGGCTCATTTGTTTTTACTTGAGATGACTTTACTTCAATACCTCCAAAACCGCTTATCGGCACTCCAAACATGATAAGAGATAAATCTCCCCACGAATAATTTACCCCTAATATTAATATATTTGCCATGTTTTTTTTATGTTAATTTTGCTACAAAACCAATTCCTATCTCTATATCCTTACCAATTACCACGCCTAACAACTTTAAAGTTATTGCTACCTTGCTAGTCGCTAGTACATTTTGAGCTGGGTTAATCACAATTCCTGACCCGCTTAAATCACCTGATGTTTGCATGTCATCTAATCCTGGCTCTAAAACAGACTTATACCCTTCTATGCTTTGAGGCGTTAGTGTTCCGTTTGCATTTAAAGTCAATCTTGCATTTAACAAAGGTAATAATGCAACTCTTCCACCTCGAATAGCCTTATAGATCGTTCTATTGCGTTCAATCGTACTAAAATCGTTTGCAAGCGTAACTGCTGTATATGCATAATTCCAATATGAACCCGCAAGACCCGGCTGTTGCTTTACAAGAAAAGTATATTTTTTATTCTCTAAATTACCTAAAGCTGTTTGAGATTGTGCGGAATAAAGTTCGCCCGTTGTAAACGCAATCACATCAAGTTCCGCTCCCGTTACTACATTAAAAGCCCCTACTTCTGCAATGCTTTGACTAACAGCAGATTTAGATATAGTGCCTAATTGAGCGCCTATTGAGCCTATAGACTTAGCCATTGAACGGAAAATGTCGTTACCAATATTCGCACCATCTTGACCAACGTTAATAAACACTTGTGGTGCAGTTAGTGTAGCTAAGTCTGTTAGCGCTCCGATAGTTGTTGCTGAACAATCGCCTGAAATACCAATCACCATAGGCATATTTAACACCTCTAATGCTGTAGCAACTGCTTGAGCCGCTGTTACGTGTGTAGATGTTTGAGTTGCTTTATAGTACACACCTATTTGTTTGATTTTGCCATTTGCAAACTGTTGAACGGTTTGAATTTCTGTAAAATCGTACGCACCTACTGGTACTGGATATAATCCTACATATAAATCGCCTTTTGGGTTTGCTCTGAAATATTCTTGAATATGGTAGTGAATAGGTTTTAAAACCGATGCAACACCACCGCTAAAATCGGTTAATGTACCTGCCAAAGTTCCTGTAAATACCGCTGTTAATTTCGATGTTCCGTTAAGAAATACACCCATGCCAGCCCTTGCAGTTGGTGCCACGTTTACCCCAGAACCAGTTGCAATATATCCATGCACGCCTGTTAGGGCGTTAATTGCAGCCCTTACGGCTGTGGCTATTAGTGTAGGAGTTGTATCTCCTGCAACTTTAGTGTACGTTCCTAAAACTACTGTCTTATTCCACTCAATTACACTAATTACAACTGTATCGCCATTTGCTCCGATTGCAGAAATAGCTAAATTACCAGTTGCTTTTGTTTCGTCGGAATAATCTCCAACAATACCCAACGCTTCAGCTTCGGGCAATGAAAACACTTCTTTTACTCGTGCCACCGAACTAAAACCGCTAGGCAAAACGTCTGTATAGGTGACAAAGCCTGTAATGAAATCTTCGCCCGGCAATACGCCCCCCGTACCGTTTGCATTCTTTATAAAGATTACACTAGATAACGACATTTTTATTTCCTTTTAGGTGTTTTTATTACTAATTCTTCTTCCTCTTTTACGAGCCTGTTAAGCTCCTCTTCTTCGGTTTCTTTGTCTAAAACCTCTTTTCTACTTAGCTTTTCAAACCCTACTTTATTGGGATTTTGCAAGTAAAACGTTTCATTGTTAGCCCATACTTCTGTCACGTGTGGCAAAAGTATAAGTGCTTCTTTTAGTTTTTCTAGCATGGCTATGGTTCGATAAATCTGCCTGACTCTACATAGCCATTTCTGCCGTTGTGTATCAATAAAATAGTTGCATTCTTTGTTCCAGCAACTGTTACTACGCCCGCTGTATTAAATCTAAAGCCAGTTGCTGTAAGTGGTAAGTTTTGAAACGTATAAAGATTAGTTCCTGCCGCTGTATTGAATATAACTCGCACCGCATCACCCAATTGCCCGTTTCGCAAATTAAAACCGTTTATTGTTGCTGATGCCGAACTATTCACGTAGACAGTTGTATGGTTATAATTCAGATTTGCCCCTGTTATTGTTACTGATGTCCCTGTGACTGACACGTAGCCGTAAGAGAAACTCTTACCCGTATTGTCTTGGTTGTTTTTAATACCTTGCCAAGTTCGAGGCTGGATAATTTGAGCAAAAGAACAAAGGACCAAGCCTATTAATGCGACTAAAAGAAAGATTGATTTTTTCATTTTTTTTGTTTTTTTTTAATTTATGATAAGAAAAAACAGCCCCAAATTTAGGGCTGTCAAAAGTTTACTATTGATACAATGCCAATGTTTCAGTTGTGTAACATACCAACTGTCTAGCCCATGCAATTTGAGTGTCAAACTTCATACGTGCTAAAATATACCACAACTTAGAGTTGTTTTGCGTGCGATTTATTTCAATAAACAAATCTTGTTTTGAGTTCAAACCAACCCAAAGATTTGAAGACAAATCCATTGTGAATTCTCCGAACAAAATGGTGTTATCTGGCAAACCGTAAATTGAAACCACTTCATATCCTTGGAACTTTTCAATACCTCTTTCAGATGTATCATTATTCTTGAAAGACGTGTTAGTGTACGCATCTTGCATAATTTGCTCGGTGGTCGTGCTTACAACAAACTTCAATCTCTGGAACCTATTTGCTTTCGAAAGCAAAGCCTTTGGAGCTTGGTTTTTAACCGCTTGCATTTGCGCGATAATATTGGAGCTTGTCAAAGGAATTGCACCAGCGATAAATACGCACGATTCCGCTTCGTTTGCAGTACTCAAAATTTTCTGCATCAAACCATTCCAATATTGGCGTTGATACTTTTCATCCGATGGACTTGAAGTAGCTGCGAATGCCAAAGAAGACTGCCAGATATTAATATCTAGTTGTTCCATTGCGCGGCCTAAAGCCACTGACATCATTGCTGTTTCGGCAGTTGCGGGCAATCCCCTCCCTATAATTCTGTCTTGCAATTCACGCCCTAAAACGTGTGCGGCATAGTCATTGGGATCAAATTCATCATACAACATGATAGGCTGAGGAAATAATTCACGTTCTGAAACGGTGAATTTTGACACTCCACCAGCTGCGGATGGAGTAGCAACGTCCGGCTGGAAAGGAGCTGAAAAGTCTATTCTGCCTACATTTTCTTTAAAGACAATTCCATCTTTAAAATACGCAATGCCCTTCTGCATTGTCGTACATTCTGCTATTGCAGGGATAATTAATTGTTCTGCAAATTCACCAGCGAATTTGGTTGCTTGGATTTCTAATGCCATTTTTTTTGTTGATTAAATTTTAAATTTTAGTTTATTAGCAATTCTAGCCATTTCCATTGATGCTGATGTCGCTCCTGAAAACGGATCAGCGGCAGTGCTTACTGCATCTGTAATTCTTACAGCTTTTGCGTTTCCTGCGATTCCTTCTAAAGCATTTTTTGTGCCTTCAAAGTCAATAACTGCAAGGTTTTTCCAACTGTCTTTGGCTTCGGCTTTAATTTTTCCAACTTTGATAGCATCCAAAACCATGTTTTCAGCTTTAAATTCGTTCTCTGCTTTGTCCTTATCGTCCATCTTGGTTTTGAACTCGTTGTATGCTTTTTCAGCATTTTCACACTCAATTTTTTTAGCATTTAAGGCATCCTCCATTTCTTTTAGCTTGCCTTTCATGTGTGTTGAGGCGTTCATCACGTCTTCAATTGCTTTCAAAGTAGATTCGCTAGACGCTTCTTCATTAAGCCCTAGTTTGTTGTTTATTTTTTTTAAATCTTCCATTTTGGATTTTGTTTTTATTGGTAAAGTTTTGTTCAAAATTTTATTAGCTTCTTTCCAAGCCATTGTGATATTCGATGTGTCTAGGTTTTTAAAAGTAGAATTTTCTACGACCGTGCAAAGGTTCAACTCCTTTGCTTCATTTGCCATTATCCAACTTTCACGCTTCATTAAATCCGAAATAGCCTCGTTTGACATTCCACAGCCCCTTTGAATCATTGTGATAATCGCATCCTTAAAAGCCCCTAATGCTTTTTTTGAACCACCGCTCGGATCGTGCATCATGATGACACCGTAATCAGCCATGATTCTATTTTTGCCAGCTTGGAAAATTACACCTGCGATTGATGCTGCAATTCCTGTACAATAAGTATCGACCGATACTTTGGAGTTTATAATAGATTGGTAGATACTCATCCCATCGATTACGCTCCCGCCCGTGCTATTTATGTAAACATTAACACGTTTTTTACCCATAGAATCGAGCTGCAAAAGTTCTCTTTCAAACTTTGCACCCATAATACCCTCATTGCCTTCCTCGTCTATCCCGATATGCTTGTTAATAAGCATTATTGGCTCATCAGATTCGACATTAACAGTGTATTCGAAATTCATGTACAAATATTTATATTTGTCTAAACATTTTTAAAGTTTATGCTAAACTTTTTTATTAGCTTTGTCTAACATTTATTTTAGACGTGTCTAACTTTTAAATTAAGCACAACATGGCATCGGACGTGATGAAACGCAGATTATGTACTTACCTTAATTGGGGGCAGTTAAAATCTTGGAAACTCTTACTTCGAAATGAAAAAGAGGCTGATTATCTCCGAAGAGTGGTGTCTTATCATCTAAAACACCCCGAATGTATAGACGATTAGGTGTTGTAATATGACACGTTGAAATATATTATTCCGCTGGTTCCTGCTAGGTTGCCAATTCCAAAAGGGGCTGTAAATGTTATCTCTCCCGTTGTTGTTATATTTATTCTTACCAATACATTTAACACGCCAGAATATATATAGCCTAACAGGTCAATCGATCGGTTTGGCCGTAAAGAGCTAAAGGCCCCTGTTATTGTCAATACGGGAATGCCAGACGCTTCGTAGATAAACCTGCCCTGCCAATGAACGAAGCCGTTAGGGCTACGTGTAATAAACATCTCTGTCGTGTTTATTAATGTGCCAACACTTACAGATACAATATCACTTAACAAATACTCTACTTTTGCAATATCCATCTTTAGCAATAAAGCAGATGCTCGTGAGGCTGCTTCGGCAGCAATATTTACCTGTAAAGCGGTGTCTTGTGCAAGCCTAATGGCTGTCTGTGAGTTAATATTCGCTTGTAAGTTTGCGTCTGCACTAGACCTTGTTGCAATCTCTAAATTGTCGTTTACTAATCTTAGATTTTGCTCGGCCGCAATAGATGCACTTACAGAAGCAATACTTTGGAATATTTTTAAATTTGAGTGTAAAAACCCATTTGCAAGAGGATCTGTGTAAGTAATACCTAACTTTCTAATCGCATGGATATTTCTGTTGTTCCCATCCGCAAATTGCACGGGATTAAAAGCCAAAAAGGTTTCTACAATTTGCCAATAAAGCTGACCAAAACCTACTAAGCTTTGCGCATCGACCAAATAAACTTCGCCATTCCAATAGATTGAACCCGCAGTAGTTGAGATGCCTACAGCAGATGCAGTTACCACAGTACCGTTCAAAATGTTTGGATCAGTGGGCGTTACTAGATTTGTCTTTACAATTTCAACGATAGATTCAAGTAGCCCTATTTGAATATGTTCTAAATCATCGGGATAGAAAATTGGTTGACCACCCGTAAAACTTGTTAATAATTTTTTCATATCGTATAAATAATTGTGTTGTATCTTTTGCCCACAAACTTTAAAGCATTCACTAAGGCTGTTAAATTTGAGAGTTCAAAGTTTGGGTTAAAAGAAGAAATGTTGCTCGGAATGTTAACTGTAAAATCAACAAATGCAACCTCATTGTATTTTGAGCCGTAAAGAATTAGGGACGGGGCGATTACTTCTGTAGCTTTATATCCGTATTTTATCACTGAATTTTCCGAAAACTTAAAACCAAATAACCGTTGTTGACTTTGTGAAATATTGATCCGAAAAGGATTTCCATTGTTGAAAACCTCGTTTAAAGTTTGCTCTAATTTTAGTCTTTGACTATTATACTGTAGCCGTTTTAAAACATCATTTCTGTATGTTGTAAAAAGCCCAATGTGTAACGATTGTAAGGGAGACAATAAGGCATTGAGATATGCCAGAAATATATTTTTCCTTTTGTATGGTGGTGAAATCCTATCAACAACCAAATCATAATTTACATCGTAAAAACTCATTCCGCTATCATGGTTAAGGTGTCATTTAACGTGAATGAGGCTGTTGTTTCGCCAATAATATACCCTGCAAAAGTTGAGTATAATCTGCTTGCATTAGTTACCGTGCCATTCAGGACAAGATTTGTTCCCGTTGCGATTGTTTGAGCATCGCTGCGGGCTGTTATGTTTTTAATTACAACATCCTTAACGCCCAAAACGCCCTGTATCGCATCTTGAATTTTTGCCACAAAAATGGTTCCGTTGAAATCTATATCAGATAAGTAGGTATTGATTGCCAAAATCACATTTGCCTTAACAGCTGTGCTTACGAATTGGCCTAAAAAATAAATGTCCGCTTGGATGTATAATTTATCTGCATTGATAGAGATTACGGTTGGTGTTTCTCCAGAGGGCATAATTGCTTCAGCATAGTTTTGTGCAGCTGTCAACATTAGACTAGTCAATGGAAAATATGCTCCAATCGTGCCCTGCGCTGTTTTGATAATTATTGCACCCTCAGACCTAGTGATAGAACACGTAGTAATTAGGTTTAAATCTGTATTAACGATAGGGTACCCGATAACATTATTAATTATTTGGATGACCTGAGGATTTGTTGCGGAATATTGAAACTTCAACATTTGTTGCTTCCACCAAAGCGATGTTCCGTAATAGCTGCGCAAAGCTATTTCTTCAATATCGACTTTAAAAAGGTCAACAAGTTGCTCTAAAATGTTGATTGATTGGGCTACGACAAAAGCAAATAAGTTCCAAATAGCAACCGAGCTTGGAGACGTTAATTTTACCGAAAGAGTAGTGTCAGCTTGGATTGCTGCGACTATTAAAGCCTTTATTTGCGCTGTGGTTCGTGCCATGCCACAAAATAACATGACACTACAACGCTTTTGTTGGTTTATGCTAAATTTTAAATTTGGCTACATGCAAATCTAAGTCTATTTATTTAGTCAAAATTCCATTGACCTGTAATATCAATAGGCAATGCTGCAATCGAAATATCCGTTGGAAACTCTACAAAGCTAGTCAAGTAATCTTGAATATAATGCGAAATATTGCCGTGGTCAAAGTCTTGCTCCTCTGAAATTCGCATAAATGTACTTGAACCTGCTGTTTGCCACTTATTAAAAATGTCATTCAACGCTCCTTTGGTATCATAAACTTCTAAATTTTTATCCAAATCGCCATCTCCACTATCAAATAATTGATGCAACAAATGGAATCTAACTACTAATCTATCGTATAGCTGGCCGTTTCGCCCCGTTTCATCAACTCCTAGCTGAATAATATTAACAGGGTTTAGTATCTCAACAAAAACTGCTGGAAAATTGAATGGGTAAAAGTCGGGCTTATCTTCTAAAATTCTTCGATGCTGATTATTCCACACATTGCGATATTTGATAGTATCATTTGTAACTAGCTCAGATAGCTTAGTTAATATTGCTTGATAGAGTGCTTTCATTTGAATAGTTTTTTAAGTTCTGTATTTATAATGTGTTTTAGTTTCTTTTCAAGATTCTTTGACCTGCCAATAAATTGGCGCTGTGGTATATTGTCTTCCCCTTCATTGTGGAATGTTGCGTATTTGCTAGTCAAAGAACTCGTACCAACAATTGTTTTACCAAAAGAGGTGGTTTTCACTTGAATGTCTTTTTTGAGTTTCCCCGTACCCGATAATATCGCTTTAGTTCTACGCCCTAAGCCTGTTGTTTTTGGGTATTTATACGCGTTTGTTCCTTCAATTCTACGTTGCACCTCAGTCCATTTATCCCCCTCAAAGCCTTGTTTTGTGAAATTGTCTTGGAAGTTGTTTTTTGCTTCCGTGCCTAACAGCTTAGGCAGATTTTGCTTGAGTGCATTGAACGCCTCAAGCTTTTTTTTAAACGTATCACCAAATCCTTGTTTCATGGTAATGGTAGGTTAAAATTTTCTTTAGCTAATTTCCCATATTGATTTGGTATTTCAGCAAAATACGGATGCTTGTTGTTAAATATTTCGCCTGCCTTACCCGGATTACCTGCGAAAATACTTTGATTTGGTATTAGATTTTTAGGTATTGGAGTTTCTTTACCCTCATAAACGCCCCTTATTAAGCACCTGCAATTATAATGCGTTAATGGGCTTTCGGTATCCCAGAATGGGTCGTTTACGCTTCTTATTACACCGTTTTTTATTCTACACGCCTCATCTGTATTGGGGTCTTCTACGGTAACATATTCCACCATTTCCAATCCCAATTCTTTGATGTCGCTCCACTCTCTAGCGGTTTGTGCCTGCCCAATAGCTGTGTCATATTCAGCCTTTAGCCATGTATCATTGTGTAAATCGTACTGAGTTCGTGCCAATTCTATAAACTCTTTTTTGCCAATTAATCTTTGCTCATCAACTAGAATTTGTGCTGATAAAACATAGTTAAATGTTTTGGCTCCAGCAAAGAGGTACGTATTGAGCCTTAATTCTTCTAGTAGTATGCTATCAATAATCTTGGTTTTGCCTGTATTAAAGCCTAAATCGACGCCCTTGACTAAGTACACTGCAATCGCCTCGTATAAGCCCAAAGGCAAGTTTTTTACATTTGTTTTGCCAGCCCAAATACTATCTAAAAGTGCCTCGATTTGCGACTCTGAGTAGTCCATTAAATATACAATTTATTTAACGCTTCTTTTATTTTTGCAGGCTGCCCTGTTGGTAATGCTGGTGCAGGCTTAGGCTGTCCTAAAATCATTTTAGCCGACTCCGTATCATAGCCGTAAACGATTTCAAGCAAACTAACCGCTGCCTCAAAAGATGTAATACCTTGACTAACACTCGCTTGTAAGCTCAATATTCCCGTTACACCACCGACACTCCCCCTTAATGATGCCCTTGCTTCAGCTTCAATATCTTGTTTTACGGGTACCCCATTGTCGATTAAATCTTCTCCTGCCGTAGCCATTTTTACGCCCGTTCTTTCTGTAAACATTTCCCAATCTGGAGTGCCACCTGCCTCTAAAATTGTCTTATAAACGCTAGCCTCAACCAAATTTATATCGTTTTCCGCTTTACGTGCCTGCAATACCTCTTTGTCATTTTTAAACTGAAAAGTTAAACCTAAGGGTATATTGTACCCTAAACCTCTTAACTTATCAAAAAGAATATCATTCACAATCATAGCCATAAACTGCGCATCCTCTTTTTCGCAATCGTCAAGTGCTTTTAAAATATCATCACTGCTTCCTAATTTGCCTGCCACGGCATCTAATGCACTCGAATGTCCTAGTATGTACTTAGTTATGCCTCCCTCTAATCTGGACTGAAAAGATTCATAAGCTTTAAATCCAGCACCACCTCCATTATTATTTAATAGCTCAATTTCCTCCATCATAGACGTGATAATATAGGCACTATTACCCATATCACGCATAGAAGCCTCTAAGCTATCATATTCAGCACCCTCTAGTTTATCGGTCTTAGCCCATCGGATAGGTTGCGAAAATAGTTCTACATAATTAGCATTAAACGTTAAGTTGTTCCTCAGAAATATCTCCAACAATGCTACTTTAAGCAATAGTCCATACCCACAAATTGACTCTCCTATGTCGCTTGGAGTTTTAATGTAGACGCTCCATTTTGCAAATTCTTCATCCTCAATAAAATTAAAACCGCCCGGCATATACTCAATATTCGAAAACATGGTCCTGTCTGGGCTTACGTTTCGTCTCCTAACAATTGTAGTATCTTTTAGTTCGCCCTTTTCAATATCGCCCAACTGAATGAGGCTATAACCATGATATTGTGCTTCCAAAGCATACCTCATAAAGTCTTTAAACCAGCCCTTGTTAGTAAACATTTTGGTAACTACTTCATTTTCTTTGCCAGATTGGTCTACTATTTGAAAGTTTTTTAAGGTTGTAAGGCTAGTTCTTCTCTTTATGCAAGAAGAAACATGGTCATTTAAAATGCACTGATTGTACACTTTGTTGAGCTTTACCCTGTAAGGCAATATTTGTCTTTCTGCCTCATTTAACGCTTCTTTAAACCCTTGCAAATCTATTCTTTCTCTAAACATTTGCGTTTTCGAGAGATAAGAATTGATGTTTTTCGGGCTTTTTTCCTTGTAAGTCGTGCCTACATTTAAAAAGTTTTTGGCAGCGGTTCTAATTCCTGTGCCTATTTTTTGTAATTGATTCATTTTTTAGTAGAAATTAACGTGTTTAACCATCCCCCCAAATCGTACCCTTTGCCCTTGTTTAGGTTGAATTAAAGGCAAATTTGCTGTTATTTCTCCCTTTGCAGCCATTTTTAGCCACTCGATGGTTTCGTTATAATCAGCTTCATAGCGTGCGGGGACGTTGTTTGGTGCGATTCTTCGAGCGATTCTGAATATAGTAATGAAAATTAAGTACATCTTTAATTGCTGCGAACGACCATCTCCAGAAGTCCAAAAACTTAGATTTGTTGGGAGTGTATTTGTTGGGACTGCGTAGTCGGTTGGTGTTTTCCAATAGGCAAAATGCTGATTGCCTGAATCGGTCGGTGCTACGTTTGATAAGCCTATATTTTCTCTGTAGGCATCTTGTATATTGCCAAAGTGCGACTGCGCCCTACTGCCTTGGTTTGCTACCCAAGTTTTATCTTTCCAAAAAACCTCATCATTAAAAGTGTAGTTGTTTTTGTAGTTAAACTCTGGCTTAGGTAGTTTAGCGTAAAACATATCGTACTGTTTACCTAAATAAAACCAATCGCTTACTTGGTCTAGTGGGCTTGTAGTCGTATTGACTAGTGCAATGTAAGCCAAACCGATGTGTATAATTATTGTGTTTGCATTGTAAGAACTTGCAGCCCATGTCGAACCATCAAGATAAATTCTGTCAAGTGCCTTATAAGATACGTTTGGATTGTAAATATTCAAGTCTCTAAATTCTCGCTCAGTGTCATATTTTTGCGACAGATAACTAAGCATTTCTTCTTGTGCTGTTTGCTCAGCGACTATTCGCACGCTATCATTATTGCCTACAATTTGCGCTCGTTGTGCATCTTGAATAAAAGTAAGGTAGTCAATCGGTCTTAAATACATATCCTATTTTTAGCATAATTACAACTTTTACAAAAGTAATCATTAAATTATGCTAAAAGGAATTATTAATTACCGCATCTTGGTGCAGGAACTCGTTTATGACATCGATACTTTTTCAAAAGAGGCTTCAAACTCCTTTTTGTCTACGAAAGAGCGGTCACCTAATTTATACATGGTAATTTTACCGCTTCGTACGTGTGCATAAAATGTAGGCTTAGATATTATCCTCTTGGCGAATAACTCTAGTATTGGCATGAATCTGAAATCTGAATTTTCCATATTTTTTTTTATTAGATATGAGCAAATATACACTAAAATAGCATTAACTACTTGATAATTAATGATTTAATTAACTGTATGTTTGTATATTTGCTTATACATGCCTTAATATGCTGAAAATCAATGGGTTAGGTAGCTAAAAAATAACACTATTTTAGTGCGTTAATTTAAGCCCGAAACGACCGACAGGTAAACCAGTCAAACCAGTCGAATCGGTCAAACCAGTCGAAACAGTTATTTCTGTAGTCTTGTTTGCTAAAAGGAATTATTTACATCGAGTTATATTTCGTGATTCATAAAGAAATGCCATGCAATTCTGTTTTCTTGAACATTGGCGATAACAGTGGCGATATAAACATCTTTTACATTATTGTCTTTAAATACATACCCTGAAGCGTACTTGTTTATTTTAACCTCAATTTCTTCGGTGGAAGTATCGCAAATAGCCCACATCGTTAAAACCCCTAAATTATTAATTTGAATATCAATTATTCGAGAGTCCGAAGGCATTATAACTGTTTGGCAAAAGCTTCCTTTTAAAGTGTATTGAATTATTTTTTCCATCCTCTTAAAGTTTAGCGTTTTGTTCAATTACCTCATACTCATAATCTCGCAGTTCACTAAATAACGGCACTGCCCACACCCTTTTTTGGTTAACAACATAGTCTAGCATCCACTGTCCATGCTCTGCATCCATAAAAACAGTGTATTTGCTTTGTTTCATTATGCCATCGCAATCAGTCCAATCACCTATAACATCACCTTCGTAAATCTCCCTACCGTTCTTGTCCTTAAATCCCGTATATTGGGCAAATCTACTTCCGTCACCAATGTGGTTATGCCCAAGTGGGTTTTCTGGGCTTTCATCAAACAACATTTGTTGTGTTAAACATGACATAACCATTGCAATATCATGGATATACGTGCCTCTATCTGTTTTTATTGTGGTTTGATTCCACATTCTGTATTTTTGCATAGTTTTAATTATAAGTGTATGTCAATTGAATTTATGATTTTTTAACCGATTTAATTTTTTGCATAATTACAACTTAAAGTGTATTGAATTATTTTTTCCATCCTCTTATTTTTTGCTGCTTGGTATTATAAACCTTATTACAGATGTACCCGAACCAAGTAAAAATCCAAAATTATACCATCCTCTATTGTTATCACAAGCGTAAACTGCAACATTTTCCATAAATAAACTTACAATAAAACTCAAAGGGAATATAAATCCATGCCAAAGACCATGCCAAAATCCGTATGTCTCTACGTGTGGCGTCACATCTGCACACCCCGTGCATGACAGTAAGACTAAAATCAGTATGCCTATTTGTTTTTGGTTTTTCATAGTTTATGATTTTTTAACCGATTTAATTTTTTGCATAATTGAGTGGACGACCAATATTGCGTACACTGGCACTATTATGTAGTATATTTTTAGTATTAGCGATTCTAACTCTGTCATTATTTTTTGTTTAATTGTTCACAAAAGTAACCAATTAATTTGATTTACAAATTATAATTCAAAAAAGATTAAAAAGAATTTCTGAAAGCGGTTTTACCAGTGTTGATTCGTGGAGAAATACCTCCTTGTTGGTATTGGGTATATTCAGCAGCAAAGGCACTACAGATAAGATACTCAAAACCATCCGAAAAATGGCCCCATTTTTCGTATGTAGCTCCACTTTCAAGAGATTTTCCCTTTTCTTTTAACTTAGTTCCGTCTGATGCTTCTTTAGTATAAGCCATATCTGCAATAAGATTCACGCACTTAGTATTTATCTCAATTTTTATACCAAAAATCTCTTTTTCTAGCACCGTATTGATAAAGTTTGCCCTACCTACTACGCTTGGAGCTGACTTTGCAACCCTCATGTGAGGCTTAAATTTTGCCAAATCGGTTAAAATTATACGATAATCATTAAATCCCTTTTCACTACGGGTGTCTTGCTTCATTCCACTTGGGTCTCCATAAATAAATAGACCTGCTTCATGTCCTTGATACATCCTTATAAACTCCTTACATACCCCCATAGTTGTATTATTCGGGGATTTGGCTGTGATTTCACCGACACAATACGTGTTTTTATTGGATATTTGCCAGATTGACGCTGACATATAAGGATTCACGTTAAAATCGAAAGTTAAGTGAATTGCAAGATTACTATCATACACGCAATTACCAGTATGCTTATGTATTTTGAACTGTTTATAAAATTCTCCGCCTGTTTCGGTTGGCTTTGGGTCTTGCTGGAATAATGCTGCAAAAGTTCTGATAGATTGTGATTTAACCGTTAATAACTTGCTTAACGAGTGCCTATCTGCCCATAGCGCTTCCCCAACCTCACGAGGATCGCCTTCATTTGTTGCAGTTTCTTTGATGGCGGGAAGACTTAGTATAGTCCATTTCTCTCCCTTCCCCTCTTGCATTGCCTTAATTAGCAATCCCGAAAGGTCGTTTTCATCCCAACGGGTTTGCGTGAGCAAGATTTGGCTGTTATTATGCGTACGAGTAAACAGAACATCATTATACCAATTCCAATTACGTACTTGATATGTCGAACTTGTCGCTTCTATGCTGTCTTTAACTGGATCGTCTATAATTGCAATATCGGCAGGAGTTCCTGTTAAAGAACCGCCCACCCCTACAGTTTTTAAAAAACCACCATGTCCAACCGTTTCAAATATTTCGGAGTTTCTTAAATAGTTCTTTGATACTGTTACGATATTTGAACTGTTTAGGAACGTCTCGGGAAACACATTATGATACTCTGAAGTGTCAATTATCCTTTGACAATCCCTATTGAAAGAGCTTGCTAATGTACTAGAATACGAAGCCAATACTATCTTTGTTTTGGGGTTTTTACCTAACAAATAAGCTGGCAAACGCCTACTAACAAGTTCTGATTTGCCATGCTGAGGGGGCATAAATACCAATAAACGCTTAATTTCGCCATCAATAAACTTTTGCAAATAGTCGATTAATAGCGAGTGATGCCAGTTAAACTGATAATCTGGCTTAGTGTATCGAATAAAATCTAAAAAATTACGTTTGGCTAATTCCGATTGCGGCTTGGATTTCAACCAGGCTTCTGAGTTGTGCATCTGTTAAGCTAGATAAATTCACTGCTTCTACTTTATCGCCTTTTGTGGTTATGTCTGTATGTTGAGTTGATTTCCCTGCATACCTATCCAATACCTCTTTTATTGCGTTCAAATCTCCCTTAACCGCCATCGTGGTAAGCTTGTTTATGATAGCGGTTAATTTATCAATACCATTACTTTCTGTCTGCAGTTCAGCTGTTAAAACATCTTTGAGAAGCTTTGTTTTGGGTGCACCTTTTGGGTTTCCGCTTACTCCTTTTGGAAAGTTTTTAAGGTTGTCCATGTGCTTTGGGTTGTTTATCATTCTTCGCTGTATTTTCGTTGTTACATCATTTTATTTAGCAACTCTTTTGCTTGTTCCTTTGCCTCGTCCGTATTAACGCCTAAAGCCTTATAAAATGCTTCATTACCCGAAAAACATTCATAGGCAATAGATATTATTCTTATTTCATTTTTACTGTATATTAAATCAAAGCCCTTACAGTTTTTTAATGCTTTTTTTGTTTCGTTATCACGAATCAAGTCTCTAGTTTTGTCTCTTTTTGTTTTCATTTATAAATATATACAAAGTTTATTTAACATTATCAATATTTTTTATTAAATATTTTCCAATTTATTAAATGATGATGTCTATTAAATCTAATAACTGTTTTTGCGTATTGAGGCCAAACAGCTTCTAACATTTTAGCTTTAAGTAAATTCTTTTCGGGTGTGTTTCCTTTATATAATTCAGTTTGATTTCCACCCTTTTGTTTTACTGCTGTACTTACTTTGTCTGCCATGTAATACACACAACTTGCCGTACTACCACCGTTATGCAATACTTGCAGACATAAATCTATATCTTCATTGTATTTTAGTCTCCAGCGATATGGAATATTGTTTTTAATTAACATTGCAGAATAAACGTGGCAATTAATTTTAAACGGTCTTAGTGGTGGTTTAACTACAAAATTTGGTTCTTCAAACCCTCCTATTGTTATGTTGTTTTTAACGATATAATTTTCTACATAAAGCAACGCATCCAAAACGCTTTCGGCTTTTTTTCTTTTCCCATTAATCCACTTTCCAAAATACTGTATATTGTCGTCAAAAAGCCAATGATATTTATAGCCTTTTGCTTTTGCGTGTTCCCAACAGTAGTTTCTCGCAGGATAACTCCCAAGTCCTAGATTTGCGAATGGAAGTTTTAAAACATATTCAGTTCCTAGTTTATTGCAATATAAATCATATTCCTGTGGCTCTACTGCAATTAAAAAAGGTATATTATTATTTTTAAAAATATCAGCTGTTAATGTTTTTTCATAACGCCCTTTAGATATTATATAGATTGGGTAGTTGTTAGATTTATCTGCCATGCCATGTTCATTTTTTTTAGTGGTAATTCAGGAAACCTATTTAAATAACTTTCGGCTTCTTCTGGCCCATCGAAAACAAATACTACTCTTTGTTGTCCTGCTGAGTTACCTACTGCATCAAATTCCTGTTCAATATCAATATCTTCTTCGTCCATTGTATTTTCTGCAATACCTAAACTATAATTAGGTATATCCAACCCCCACTCTGTTAAATCCTCTGCCTCCCATTCATTGGCTAGTGCATCCCAATCCCACGCACCTGTATTAGCATTCAATCGAATATTTAACTCCTTTTCGTCTGCCTCATTCAAATCAACTATTACACACTCAATTTCTTTGTACCCTAACTTTTTCAGTTCCCTTATGCGAAAATGCCCCCCTACAGTATATCCTGTTTGTTTGTTAAACACAATAGGCTCAACAACTCCAAACTTTTCAAGTGACGCTTTTAAGTGCGTTTCTTGCTTTGCTGTCGATGTTCTAGGGTTGTACGGAGCTGGCTTTAAATCGCTAAGTTGTTTTACTTCTATTACCATTTCACAATTATAGTTAATTATTTTCGATTTTTACGATTTCAGTTTGGTTTTGGTTATAGTTCATTGTTTTCGATTTTTTCTAAAATATATGAGGAAAGTGTAAATATTAGGCTAATTACGACCCCAATTGCCATAAATTCCATTGGGCATATTGGATAATTATACATTCGATATATGAGATAAAACCCTATTACGTTAAAAATCCCTACTATTATTCCAATTACAAAGTGTATCATTTTGATTTTAGTTTGAATTATGATTTTTTGTTCGAAAGAACCTCTTTATCGCATGATTAGTTAAATAAAGATACTTGATTGTTTTTAGATTTTTCAAAGATTTCGCGAGCGGTATCAAATATGGTTTTTCCAGCTTCGTAATCAACCAGGTTTCTAGCTATTTTATCCATCCTTTGCTCTCCTTTATAACTTGAAATATCAATTTTATGAAACTCACATAATTCTTTTGTTTTAGCATAAATAAAATTATCTATCTTTCTATCTCCTAAATCACCTGGTAAATTAAAGTTTGTCCAATATAAATGGCGACCTCGTTTTTTTGCAGGTATTAATGGCTCGTAATAAGGGATTACATTTTCAATACAATATTTACCATCAAAAAAGTTATCTAAAAAAATAATCTCTTCATAAAGTTTCATATCGGGAAATGATGCCTTAGATTTTCTTTTCCCCTCTCCAGTATTTATTTTTCTCATTCTGCTGTGACTAGGACATGGTGGCGAACTCCAAATAAAATCAAATTCTTTGTAATGGTCCAGGAGATATTGGTGAGCATCTGCAATGATTACTGTATCATTTGGAAAACGCTCTTGGTATAACCTCGCAAGTTCGGGGTCTAGTTCTATGGCAGTTACATGGCAATTATCCCATAATAAACGATTCCCACCCAAACAAGCGTAATTATTCAGTACTTTGTATTGCATTGGTCACAGTTCATCGTTTGGAATGCTAGTGGGCTTAAAATCAACATCAATTTCGTCTTCAATAAACACATACCCAAGTGTCCTATTGGTTTCTGCAGCATCGTAGCCAAACAATCCCCTTCGCTTGTAATCCGTTAAATTCTTTCCGATTGCTTCATGTAGCTTTATTGGTTTTCCATATCCTAGACCTATTTTTGGCATCATAATTTTGGTGTTTTTTGTTTAAATTGTTTGAGTTGATTACTGAATTTTCTTATGCAAACGTAACACTGATATATTTGATAAACAAATTATGTTTCAATTATTTAATAAATATGCTTTCTAGCATCTCAAGAATTTGGATATTTTGCAGCGTTCCTCCTACAACTTGCCTTACTTTTAATGCGTGTGCGGTTGGGAATTTATACAAAACAATGCCCATATATCGCTTTGGGATGTGTTTTTTCAAGATTTCAAGCCTTTTTTTGAGTTCGGGAAATCGTATTTGATTCTTTAATAACTTTGGCGTTATATATCCGCCCCTATGCAGGTAAAGTGGTTTTTTATTAATTAAGTATTGCTGCAATCTTTTATTTTGCGCTTTATGATCTCGATAGGTAACCACTTCTTCCTCTGTTAACCTTAGAACAACTTCCATCGAGCTATTTGCTTTGAATATGTCAATCATTTCACTTGTCTATTAATAGTTTGCATTCGTTTCCTTTGTGTATTTGAACCGCCTCGCTCATTCGGTTTGCTTGTATTTTTTTTAACTCTTTTAAAGAATCCCTAACATTTTTCATTTTTATGTTTGTTGAATTTATGATTTTTTAAAAACTTGCGTATATACAGGTGTTAGCGGCAACCCTAAGAATCGAGCAACCGACTAATACTATAATTACCTTTAACATTATATTTAGTCTTGAAATAATGCTGACCTAAAGACCCTTCATCTCCCAATGTTGCGACAATAATATCATTAATTATTAGCATATTTTGCGTATCATCAACTGCATCTGATATTTGTTTTTGCTCTAATGGCAAGTTTGCTTCCATTAATTCCATTGCTTTTGAAAAACAAGACATTATTAGTAATTCATTTTCCTGATAGACTTTATTGTCAGGAGTATTTATAGATTTTACATATTCCTTAATGTCTTGTATTGTTTTTATTAGTGCTGTATTATTCATCTGTTTATTTTAAATTGTTAATATTAATTCCTAAGAAGGGCAGCCGATAACAGCAAGTAAGCGTAAGTTTGCGAAAAGCAAACCTAACGCCTACTTGCAAAACGTTATATGCTATTTTAAGCGATACCCCATTGTTACAAGTTCGTCTTTCATTTCTTGTGTCAATTCAATAATTTCTTCTCTCGTATATTGTGATTCATTTATCGATGTGTTTTTATTTAAGCAATATGAAATCAAATGACCTCCATCTAAAGTTTGAAAACAAATGGGGGAAGTTTTCCAATCCCATTGATTTATCACTTCTAAAGAGTACCACTCTCTGTTCTCTGATGGGTCAACCCATTGTGTACTACCGTATATTATCATTTTTTATATTTTTGTTAAAGAAAAACAGCATATAACAGCGTATATACAAGATACGCCTACAAGCTTTTGTTTATAATTTGAAATTTATCGTTTGGCGTACCTCGTATATATGCAAAACGTTAGGTGATATTCCGACAAACAACTCGCCCTTTACGAAGTTTGCCATTAATTACGCTTGAAAATGCTGAATACCCTCTTGTTTTCATTGCTTTTTTGTTTCCTGAAATCATAAATAAGCAAATTTCACCATCAGACTCATCAACGGCAACTTCATATCTTGCAATGTATTCTTCTCCGTTAAAATTTTGTTGTTCTATCATATTTCCAATAAAAATTGGGTTACCATCGCAATCCGTGAAAGGAACATCGCCTAACATCGGTTTGGCTAAATTGCCGTTTTCGTTTTCTATTTTCATTTTTTTTAAAGTTGTGATTTTTAAAAACTTGCGTATATACAGGTGTTATAAGCCATTTTAACCAGCCCGAAAATCAGACATTAATATGAATGGTTCAGTTCTATGACAAGTATAGTTGCCGCACTCTTCAACTTTTGCTGTTTCCCATACCTCTTTTCCTTCATCAGCAGATTTCTTTTTAGAAATTTCTCTTACCTCTGATTCAGAGTTAGCTACAATTACGTGACCCATATAGACATCATATTCAAAATTTTTGTGTTCGATTGTGTAAATTTTCATTTTTTTAGAGTTGTGAAGAAAAACGGCTTATAACAGCACCTAACCAAAATTGGCGGTTCAGTGGTAATATGTAGCTTCGTGCTTCTAATTAAGTTCATCGTTTATTGATAGTTTTGTGTTTGTTTTAAATTGTTACTAAGTAATTTTTTGAGAAGGGCATCGCCTAACACAACCTAAATG